GTACAGGTAGTGGTGCAATAGACTTAGTTACATTTTTATTTGTAGATGCAGGAACACCATTACTTAATGCACTACAAAATTTTAGTTAGGAGTTAGCTTATGCCATTAGGTGCAGCAAGATTTGGACTTCTTGGAGGAGTTGCAGATTTAGGCAAATTAGAATTAATTGAAACTAAAGATTTAACAGGTACAACACCAAGTGCAATAGATTTTACAGATTTACAAGAAACTACATATAATGTGCATTTTTTAACTTATAACAATTTACAAATTACAGGTGGCTTAGATACTATAAGGGCAAGAGTATCCAATGATGGTGGAAGTACTTTTGAAAGCACAAGCAATTATGATGGTGCCATTCAGACAATGACAGTTGCTGGCTCTTTTAGTGAATCAACAAGAACAAATTATGATGCTTTTGATAGAATTGGACAAAATGCAGTCAACCAACCATACAATGGATATATCTATATATACAATGCAGGGGATAGTTCTAAATATACTTTTTTAACACACCATAATACTAACCAAAATGATGGATTTAGATTTGGTAGCCAAGTTTATACTGTTGCTGAAACTGTAGATGCTTTTAGATTATTTTTATCAACACATCAATTTAGAGATGTAGGAAGTGTGCTATCTCTATATGGAATTGCAGAAAGTTAGATTATGGCAGTAGGTAATTTAGAATTTATAAAACAAGTTACTTCAAGTGCAACAAGCACTGTATCTGTTACTGATGTGTTTACTTCTACTTATGATGTTTATGCAGTAAGTTTTGATTGGATAAAACAAACTTCTGGAAATGTAAATTTAAGACTTATTGATAGTGGTGGAAGTGTTATAAGTGATAGTGAATATGATTTTGCTTACCTTAATTTAGCTTCATTTGCTAGTTTTTTTCAATACAAACAAACAGCACAAACTTCTTTTCCAGAATTATTTTTTGCTTCAACAACAGTAGGTGGTGGTGTTATGGCTTATATATTTAATCCTAATGACAGTTCTAGCTATACATTTTTAACAGGACAATATAGTGGATATTATGATGGAGCAGGTGGTGGTGGAAATGGTAGAAAACATATTGGTGTTCATAAAGTAGCAGAACAAATAACAGGTTTGCAATTAGTATGCCAATCTGGAACTATTAGTGCAACAATTAATGTATATGGAGTTAAATAATGGCAGGTAGCTTAATAAAAATAGATGAAGAAATAGTTACATCAGCAGTAGCAAGTGTAACTTTAACAGGTATTGATAGCACTTATGATGTGTATATGGTTAGATTTAATAATGTTGTTCCAGATACAGATACACAAACTTTATTCACAAGACCAACAATTAGTGGAACTATGGATACAAATGGCAATAAAGATTATGCATATAAAATAATGAGAGCAGGTGCAAGTTTTCAAAATACAACAGCTACTAATAGTGATAAAATAGAGGTTTCTTTTATATTAGGCACAGGAACTTCATCACAGGAAATGGGTAATGGTGTTTTATATTTATTCAATTTTAATAATGCAAGTGAATATAAATTTTTGACTTTAGAGGAAAGCAATCTAAGACACACAGGGGAATTGACAGGTAATCAAGGTGGAGCTGTTTTTAAAAATAATAGTTCTGCTTGTGATGGTTTAGGATTTTTCTTTGCAAGTGGAAACATAACAAGTGGTCAGTTTGTTTTGTATGGTTTGAAAAAGGATTAATATTTAAAGAAGTAAGTATAAGAAATATATAGTAAGATAGGAGAGATATGGCAACATTAGAAGAACTAACAGTTATAGCAACTCAAGAAGTTGAGGAAGCTAAACCTTTATTTAAACAAGTTAATAATGAAAGACTTGAATTTTCTGCTAGTGATTATGACCAAGCTATAACAGACCTTGCTAATAGCAAATGGAATGACCAACAATTTGGTTATATCCAAGCTAGACAAGAAGGTTATGGTTCTATTGCAGACCAGTTAGATATGATGTACTGGGATGGCGTTAATGGAACTACTGTTTGGGCAGACCACATAGCACAAGTTAAGTCTGATAATCCGAAACCAGAATAATGGCAACTTATAGATTATTACATGTAACAAGAACTGCTGGAGATACAGACGGTTTAGCAGAGTTTACTAACTCTGATACAGTATTGCTTCCAGTACATTCATCAGACCCTACAGGTACAACTGAAGGGGAGATGATATACAATTCTACCGACAATAAAATTAAAATATATAATGGTTCTTCTTGGGAAGTAGTAGGTAATACAACAGAAAATATTGAAGATATTGTTGGTGATATGCTTGTTACTAACGGTACTCATACAGGTATATCTTTTGCATACGATGACGCAGGTGATGGTGCAATAGATGCAACTGTATCAGTATCTTCAGATGCTATTTTAGACGCAGATAATGATACTAAAATACAAGTAGATGAAGGTGGCGTTGATGAAGATAAAATTAGATATGATGTCGCAGGAACAGAGGTTGCTGTGCAAGATGCAGGTGGTATCGCTTTAACAACAAATGGCGGTATGTTTAGACATAATCAAACACAAGCTGCAACTTTTACAATACCTTCTGGCGAAGGAACATTATTAGCAGGACCAGTAACTATTACTGGAACAGTAACGAATAACGGAACAATGGTGATTATATAATGGCTACATTAAAAGTAAATACAATATCAACTTCTACTGGCGATAATGTCGCAATGCAATGTCCTATTAACTTAAAATCTTATACAACTTCTGAAAGAGATGCTTTAACAAGTGCTGCTGGAGATATGATTTACAACACCACAGATAGCAAAGTACAATTTTATAATGGTTCGAGCTGGAATGATTTATAATGTCTACACTAGAAACAAATTCTATAGGTAAATACTCTGGTAATAATGTTTCTATTGATGATGCTTTAAATTTAAAGTCATACACCACACCAGAAAGAGATGCACTTACATCAGTTGCTGGAGATACTATATACAACTCTGATGAAAATAAAGTTCAAGTGTATGGTGGTTCTTCTTGGAGTGATTTAGGCACTACTTCTTACACAACAGAATTTGTTGTTATAGCAGGTGGTGGAGGTGGTGGTGGTGCTGGTAGTACAAAAAACCCAGCAGGTGGTGGAGGAGCTGGTGGTTATATATCATCTGTAACTGGAGAAAATTCTGGTGGAGGAGATAGTGCTGTTGATAAACTTGTAGCTGTAAAAGGAACTCAGCTAACAATAACAATAGGTGCAGGTGGTACTGGTGGTGTAAATAATAGCACAACTGGTTCAAGAGGTGGTCAAAGTGTATTAGGTCCTATAACTTCTGCTGGTGGTGGTGGTGGTATGGTCAGTAGTGATGATGCTCGTGCACAATCTGGTTCAGATGATATTATAGGTCAAGCAAAACAAAATGGTGGTTCTGGTGGTGGTAAAGGTAATGGTTATAGCAAAAATACTGATTGTGGAGTTGGAATACCAGGTCAAGGGCATAGAGGTTCAAGAGGAGCATCAACTTGGAACTATACTAATGTTTCTTCAGGTGGTGGTGGTGGTGCAGGTTCAGAAGCTGAATTTCTTGCATTAGCAGCTTATCCAGGTGGTTCAACTGAAGGTGCTAATGGTGGTAGTGGTGTAACTTCTTCAATCACAGGTTCTGCTGTTGGCAGAGCAGGTGGTGGAGGTGGTGGTAGTTATGGTGGAAACCCTGGTACAGGTTCTGATGGTGGTGGTACAGGAGCTAGTGGTAATGCCAATGGTAACTCTGGAACTGCTAACACAGGTGGTGGTGGAGGTGGAGCTTCCTCTAATACTGCATCTTCTTATACTGGTGGTAATGGTGGCTCTGGTATAGTAATTATAAGTTATGATGAAAGTTTAGGAACACTAGCTAATGATGGTAGTGGTGGTGGATTAACAGTAAGTACAAATACAAGTGGAGGTAAACGAATTTATCAGTTTACTGCTGGAACAGGAACAATAACTTTCTAATGAGTGAATTAAAAACAAATAAGATTTCAACAAATGACCAAAACAATGTAGCTATAGATAATGCACTTGGATTAAAGTCATATACAACTGCTCAAAGAGATGCTTTAACTTCTGTAGCTGGAGATATGATTTATAACAGCACAACATCAAAAGTAGAAACATATAATGGTTCTGCTTGGGAACAAGCAGGTGGGGTAGATGCTTTCTCTATAGAATATCTTGTTATTGCAGGTGGTGGTGGTGGAAACACTAACGATGATGTAACACACGGAGCAGGTGGTGCTGGTGGATATTTATGTAATGTTAATGGAGAAAATTCTGGTGGAAATAGTTCTGCTGAACCAGCTATGTATGCACCAAAAAGTACTAACTTAACAGTTACAGTAGGTGGAGGTGGTGGTTCTAATAGTACTGGTTCTGTAAGTATCTTTACTTCAATTACTGCTGTAGGTGGTGGTAGAGGACATAGTGGAGATAATCTTTGTGGTTCTTCTGGTAGTCCTAATGGCAGAACTTCTGGTGGTCCAACTGCTGGATATACAAATAATATTTCTAATCAAGGTTCTGCTAGTGGAGATGGAGTAGCATTATATGGCTCTGGTGGTGCAGGTGGTGCTGGTGCAGCAGGTTCTGATGGTACAAATAATACAGGTGGTAATGGTGGAAATGGTTTAGCTTCTTCTATCACTGGCTCTAGTGTAACTAGAGGTGGTGGTGGAGGTGGTGGTGGTGGCACTACTGGAGGAACAGGTGGTTCTGGTGGTGGTGGTAATGGTGGTGCAGGTTCAAATGCTAATGGTACTTCTGGCACAGCTAACACAGGTGGTGGAGGTGGTGGTTCTGGTTACCTTACAGGTGGAACACCTGGTTCTGGTGGTTCTGGAGTAGTAATACTTAGATGGGCTACTGCTGATGCAACTTTAGATGCAACTAGAACAGGTCTTACTGATGGTGGTGTTCAAACAGATGGTTCAGATAGCTACATAGTTTTCACAGCAGGAACAGGAACAATAAGTTTTAGTTAGGAAAATATGAGTAGATTAAAAGTAGATAACATAGAAACAAGAAGCGGTAATAATGTCGCAATGGATAATTCTTTACAATTAAAGTCTTATACAACCGTAGAGAGAGATGCACTTACTTCTGCTGCTGGAGATGTAATATACAATACAACTAACACTAGACCAGAATATTTTGATGGTACTGATTGGCAAGCAATGCAAGACCCTGCTTTTGAAGTTCAATACTTAGTTATTGCTGGTGGAGGAGGTGGAGGTGGCTCTACACCGGGCAACTACGAAGGTGGTGGCGGTGGTGGTGCTGGAGGTTATAGAAGCTCTATAGGTTCTGAAAACTCTGGTGATGGTTCTAGTACAGAAAGTACAGTAATTGTAATTGGTGATGGAACAACAACTTATTCAGTAGTTGTAGGTGGTGGTGGTAGTGCAGGTAATCAAGCTAGAGGTGGTGCTGGTAGTAATTCATCTTTTAATAATATTACTTCAACTGGTGGAGGTGGCGGAGGTTCTGACACTTATCACAATCAACAAACTGGTGGTACAGGAGGTTCTGGTGGTGGAGGTGGTGCTTATAACGGTTCTGGCGGTTCTGGAACTGCAAATCAAGGAAATAGTGGTGGTAACGGTGTATCTTGGTCTGCTGGAGGTGGAGGTGGTGCTTCTTCTAATGGTGCTACAGCAAGTCAAAATACAGGTGGTGTTGGTGGTAATGGACAAGCTTCTTCTGCAACAGGTTCTTCAGTGTTTAGAGCTGGAGGTGGAGGTGGTGGTTCTTATGGAACAAGTTCTCCTTCTAACCCCGGTCACGGTGGCGGTACAGGTGGTAGAAATGGTGCTAGTCCAACAGCTGGTACTGAATATACTGGTGGTGGCGGTGGTGGTGCTGGAAGGTCTCAAGCATTGGGTAGCTCTGGTGGAAAAGGAGTAGTAATACTTAGATATCCAGCTGGAAAAACAATAACATTAGCTGATGGTGCAACATCAACTGCTGGAGAACAAACAGATGGTTCTACTGGCTACAAATACATACAAATAGAAACAAGTGGAAATGTAAGTTGGTCATAATGCAATTAGTTTTAAAAACCTCTGTTAAGATATACAAGATAGGAGAATAATATGGCACATTACGCCTTTCTAAACGACAACAATATAGTAACTGAAGTTATTGTTGGTAAAGACGAAGACGATAACGCAGACCTTCCAGAAGGCTTTGAGAGCTGGGAAGCGTGGTATGGCGATTTTCGTGGACAAGTTTGCAAAAGAACTTCATACAACACTGTTGGTAATTCTCATACCTTAGATGGAACACCATATCGTGGGAACTACGCAGGTATTGGCTTCACATTTGATGAAGAAAATGATGTGTTTTATCCACCGCAACCATATCCAAGTTGGTCATTAAATGAAAACTGGGTATGGGAAGCTCCAATAGCTTATCCAGATGATGGAGAAGCATATATTTGGAACGAGAATGCATACAATGGTGATAACACACAAGGTTGGGAATTAGTCAATGGCTAGTACTGTTTATAAAATCACAAATACTACTAACAAAGATTTTTATATTGGTGCAACTACTAGAACAATAAACAATAGATTTGCAGAACATAAATATAAAGCACTAAGAAGAAACTCTAATTCTGCTTTACATAAAGCTATGAGAAAATTTGGTGTAGAAAACTTTGATATTGAAGTATTAGAAGTTTGTGAGAATGCTTTTGAATTAGAAGAAGATTTAATTAATGATTTAAACCCTGCATATAATACAGGTTGTGCAGGAGAACACAATGGTAGGTATGGAAAAATTACTTCAGAAGAAACTAAAAGAAAAATTAGTTTAGCTAACAAAGGTAATCAACCAAGATTAGGTGTTAAACTTAGTGAAGAAAGCAAGATGAAGATTTCTAAATCACAAAAAGCTAGATATGCAAGATTGAGAGGTGATGACCTATCGCATCAGAATTAAAAGTTGATACAATATCAGAGAAAACCACAGCTAGTGGTGTAACTATTGATGGTCTTTTGATTAAAGATGGAGCTATACCTTCTATTGCAGGTGGTAAAGTATTACAAGTTGTTCAAGGAACAAATAGCACTGCTGGTTCAACAAATTCTACTAGTTACTCTGACACTGGTTTAACTGCTTCTATAACTCCAAGTGCAACATCAAGTAAAGTATTAGTTATTCTTGCACATAATTTGGGATTATCAAGAGGTAGTGATGGAGCTTGTGATGGAAGACTAAAACTACTAAGAGATTCTACTGATATATGGGGTGGACAAACTTTAAATCCTTATGTGAGGTCACAAGCTCACGGTGGTGCATTAGTTCATTATTGGACATATGGAACAACTTTTTTAGACACACCTAATACTACATCTTCCACAACTTACAAAACTCAATTTAGGTCTGGAGAATCTGCTGATACAATTTATGCTGCAACTTCAAGTAGCACTGATACACTTACACTTATAGAGATAGGTTCATAATGTCAATTAGTAAAAGAGAAGCAATATTAAGTCTAGAACCACAAGCTGAATTTGTTTTAGTGGATGATGTAATAACAGAGTGGCATAGTGAAGATATTACACAACCAACTGATGAAGCTATTGCTACAGAACAAGCTAGGTTACAAGCAGAATATGATGCTAACCAATATCAAAGAGATAGAACTGTTGCTTACCCTGCTCTTGCAGAACAATTTGATAAGCTATGGCACGATATAAATAATGGTACACTAGATAACACAGGTGTATTTTTTACTGCTTTAAAAGAAGTAAAAGACAATAATCCGAAACCGAGTGAATAATGGCAACATCATACGGAAATAGACCAGTAAGAATAAGATTTGAAGATGGCGATTCAAATGGATTAGCCGAGTTTTTTGATGGTTCAGAAACTGGTGCAGATGGTATATTAGTACCAAGATTTAGCACAACTGAAAGAAATGCTTTAGCTACTGCTGATGTATTTGCTGGACTTATAATTTACAATGAAACTGATTACAAGATGCAAGTCTATACTGGAACAGACAATACAAACAATAGTGGTGATTGGACCGATATTGGTGGTGGTAGTATCATCTCAGACGCAGATGGTAATACAAACATAGAAATCGGTGCAACCACTACAGATGAAATAGATGTTGATATCGCAGGAACAAAAAAGTTTACAATAGATGATGTTGGTATTTTTTCCGAAGCAGGAGCTTTAGGATATAGCAATACAAATAGTATATCAGCTACAGCAACAATACCTTCTAATAGAAATGTAGGATTATTTGGAACGGTAGCTTTTACAGGCGTTGTAACAATAGAAGGTCAGCTGGATGTATTGTAATAACAATAAATTCAGTATTAAGTGTTAATATATTTTAGGAGATAAATTAAATGGGTAAAATCAAAGTAGACCAAATAGAAGAAAGAGTATCAAGTAACGGTGTTGAAATATTATCTACACCAAAAGTTGATACAATATCAGAATTAACCAGTGCTGCTGGTGTTACTGTTGATGGTGTTTTATTAAAAGACTCTGAAGTTAGTACAGATGTAATAAATGAAAAAACATCTGCTACTGGTGTAACAATAGATGGTGTTTTATTAAAAGATGGTGCCGTGCAAAATGCAAATATTTCTGGTCCAACACTGACTGATTATGTTGAGTCAGATGTAGCACTTACCTCTTCTTCTGGGGTGATATCTATAGATTTGTCAAGTGGAAATACAGGTTCAATAACATTGTCAGAAAATATTACAGATATAGATTTTACAAATGTTCCAACTAATGGTACTTCAAATTTTACTATGAAAGTAACTCAAGATGGTACAGGTTCAAGAACTATGGCTATTAACGCAATCACAGTTAATGGTGGTAGTGATGTTACGGGGCTTACTTCTGGTGGTGCGGGAGTAACTTTAAGTACAGCCGCATCTTCAGTTGACTTGGTAAGTTTTTTATTTTTTGACGCTGCTACACCATTAATAAATGTTTTAACAGATTTTCAATAGGGAGGATTTATGCCTTTTGGTGCATCAAGATTTGGCTTTTCTGGAAGTAAAGTTCCTTTAGATGTTTCATACTTAGTAATTGCAGGTGGTGGTGGCGGTGGCTCTGGTTATCACGGTTCTGGTGGTGGAGCTGGTGGTTATCGTAATTCTTGGTCAGAAGATACATATTCGGGTAGAAATTCAACTTTAGAGTCACCATTATCACTTTCTGCTGGTACAGCATATACAGTACAAGTAGGCGGTGGCGGTGGTGCTAATGGCTATGGTGGTAACTCTGTATTTGATAATGTAACTTCAACTCGTGGCGGTAAAGGCGTCAATAACATGCAGAACGGAAATAACGGTGGTTCTGGTGGTGGCGGTGGAGGCGAAGGCGGAAACGGTGGAGGTGCTGGTACAGCAGGTCAAGGTTTTAATGGTGGCGGTGGTTCACCAGACGGTGGTGCATACGGTGCAGGCGGCGGTGGAGGCGCAGGTGGCAACGGTGGAGGTGGTGACGGAAACCGTGGTGGAAACGGTGGCGTAGGTTTACACTCAAATATTTCTGGTGCTGATATTGGTCGTGCAGGTGGTGGTGGTGGCTCTGTTTTTAACAACGCTTCACCCGGTTCTGGACAAGACGGTGGAGGTCGTGGAGAAAATGGTAACGGTGGTACTACATCTGGTTCAGCTAACACTGGTGGAGGTGGTGGTGGTCGTGACCGACAAGGAGGAACTGGGAGCGGAGGTTCTGGCGTAGTTATTTTAAGATATCCAGATGCATATACAGGTACAACTAACAATAATGTTGTAGCAAATACAAGTAGTGGTGGTGACGGAAATACAATAATGATTATAAGTTCTGGAAATGGAACGGTTACTTTTTCATAATGGCACATTACGCTATTCTTGATGAAAACGATATTGTAATAGAAGTAATTACAGGTCGTGATGAAACAGATACTATTGACGGTGTAGAACAAGACTGGGAAGCTAATTATGCAGAACAACACGGTGTTCCCACAGAACAATGCAAAAGAACATCTTACAACACAGGGCATAATCAATATTGGAATGAAGATGGAACTTTACACGAAAATCAATCTAAAGCATTTAGAGGCAACTACGCAACTATAGATGGTAAATACGACAGAGATAATGATGTTTTTTATGCTGCAAATCCGGGAGACGATAGCTGGATATTAAATGAAGAGGGTTGGTATTGGGAACCACCAATTGAATATCCTAATGATGGTCATAAGTACAATTGGCACGAGGAAGTCAGTAATTGGGTTAAAGTTGCTGATGCTTCTGAACTAGATATAGAACATCCATAATTTGAAACCATTAGACTTAAAAAATATAAATATATTTTCTAATCCTATGTATATGAAAATATGGGGTCATATGTTTAGCAAATACTGTGGTAGTGAAAAAAACTCAATTAAACCTAATAATATTAAATTAGAATTATTAATAGATAAATTTATATCAGATTATAATGCAATTGGAGGAAATATATATGGAAAAAATACCAATAGAAATAGTACCTAAAAGTGAAGCACATCAACAATTAATCGATTTATACCCACCACAACTTGCTAATAAGTTTTTACCAGAATGGTATAAGAAGCAAAAAATATATAGTAGAGAACACATACCACAAATGAAAGATGTTAAAAATTGCCCAGCAATACAAGAAGTTATGACAAGCGGAATTATTATACCTGCTTGGTCTGACATCTTAATAGAAAAAATAAATAAAGAAAACAAATGGGAATGGCAAGTAACTGTAGGTATGAGTTATGCTTATGACGAATCTGCCGAATGGATGCTTGACCAACCAATTAAACAATTTAGTGGTATGAGAGATAACAACTTTAAAGTAAATCTTATTAAAAAGTTAGGTGCTTTAAAACTAGTATCTCCTTATTGGTTTAGGACTCCACCGGGTTGGGGTATAGAATTTACTGACCCTTTTTATCATCATAGAAGAAATATTAAATTATTTCCCGGAAGAGTAGAAAGTGACAAATGGCACGAAACAAATTTTCCATTAGAGTTTTATGACAATTTAGATGATGAAGAACACGGTGAAATTATTGTAAGAGCTGGAGAACCTCTTGTTATGTTAACACCTTATAAAATAGATTTATCAGCAGAATTAGTAGTTAAGAAATATAGTGAAGATTTTACTAAATTACAAGTTAGAAATTCTCAAATATTATCTTCTGTTACTAGCGATTGGATAAGGTATAAACAAAAGTATAATGAATTTCATTCTCAAAAAGAAAAAAAGCAAAGTTAAATACACACTACTAACTGAACATCTTGAAATAAATAATTTTTCAAGAGGCATTTTTAACAATGTAGAAAAAAAACATAATTACACTTTAGGTTGTCCTTCCGTTACTTCATTAGATAACAGATTATATACAGTAAATTCACCTTTTAGTGTTGATATAACATTTGATAAAGATGTTTATAAATATAATTTTGACATTAATGCTCACCCAGATAATGAAAATATGCATCAACTTTTAAAAAAAACAATTTCAATTAATACAAACAAAAATATTTCTAATTTACAAATACTAACACCCTATGCTTTTATTACCGACGATAAAGATATAGAACTAGTGACACTAGAACCTAATATTAAATATAAAAATTGCAAATTTGTTGAAGGTTCTTTAATGCCTTATTCTTGGATAAGAACAATAAATAGTGCTTGGATTTTAGAAGGAAATGAAGCGAATATAAATTATAGAAAAAATAAGCCTTTATTAAATTTTTTATTCAACAAACCTGTAGATTTAGAATATATAGAGCCTAATAAAAAAATATATGATTATTGGAGGCATTGCAAGGACATAACAATATATTCTAATAATGTATGGTCTCATTACAAACATATATTACACAGAAGACCTAAAAATATGATATAATAAATATAGATTTAACCATAAACCACCATTTATGGAGAAAAGCGGGAACCCACCTTCCCGCTTTTCGTGTTATAATAGGTAACTATGGATATACCAAAATTCCCAGAGGGAACAAAAAGAGAAGAAGCAATTAACGAATTAATTTCAGATAATGATTTTAAAGAGGTTGTTCTAAAACAACTTAATTATATGCGTATTAAAGGAATCAACCTTGTACAAGACGCGGATGATATGGTTAACTTGTATCTTAAAATTACAAAACAATTACCAGAATAAAAAAATACTTCTAAATACCTCTAGGTAGCAATTCGCATGTTACAATAGTATCAGTAATAGATAATTGGAGGATAAATGGCTGATAATGTCAAACTCGAAGATATGAATCAAAACCAGTTACGCAATGCAGTAACTTCTTTGATTCAACAGTTACAGCAAGCTGATGCAACTATTAGAGATTTAGGCGCAAAAGTTGCTAACAAAGAGATAGAAAATTCTAGGCTTAGAAGCGTTCTTAGTGCTAATCAACCTGCACAAGTTGCTAAAGCTGAGGAAGAATAACAGTGAGTTCTTTAGAAGAATTTGCTAAAAACGAAAAGACACAATCTAACAGGGTTGCGTGGAGAGATAGAACAGAGGAAAATCAAAAACTTTGGAAAGAAGCCATTGATGGGATAAATAAAGGATACTCAGTTACAACTGTTGCAAGATGGTTGATAAAAGAAAAGCAGTGTCCTTTATCAATACATACTCTCCGTCATCAACTTAAGGACACGCAAGATGTCTACTCTTGATGAATACGCTAAAGCTGTTAGGTCTTTAGATAACGCAAAAAAGCAAAAAAAAGAACATCCGAAGGGTTGGGAACCGGGAGTCGTTCTTAACGGTGGTAAAAGTTTCGTAAGCTCTGGACCGGTAAAATCTAAAAAAGAAGCTAAAAAGAAATGGGACCAATACATTGAGCTATTGGGGTTTGACCCAGATGAATTTGAAATTATTGAACCAGTTCATGTTAGAACATGGTCAACTCAAACTTCAGAAGGTGTTCAGCAAATGTATTACTACAAAGCTGATATCCGTTCTCGTAAACACATTGAAAATGATGTAGATTACGATAAATTAGTTTCTGAAATCAAAAAGGTAAAAAAACCTGCTCGTAAACTTAAAACAAAAGAAAACGGAAGTATGGTTGTTTGCTTATCTGACTGGCAAATGGGAAAACGCGATGGAGATGGAACAGAAGGTATTGTAAAAAGAGTAACTCAAATGATACCGGATGTTATTGACAGAGCGAAAGAACTTCGTAAAGCAGGTAATCCTATAAACAAATTATATGTATTTGGATTAGGTGATGTCGTCGAAGGGTGTGGAGAACATTACGCCATGCAAAATTTTCAAGTAGAAATCGACCAGCGTCGCCAAGAAATGGTTGCTAGAAGACTTTTAGTGGAAGCATTGAAACAATGGGCACCACACTTTGATAAAATTGTTGTTGCAGCTATTCCCGGAAATCACGGAGAAAATCGTAAGAACGGAAAAGCCTTTACGACATTTGGAGATAATATTGATGTCTCTGTTTTTGACCAAGCAGCAGAAATACTAGCTGAGAACAAAGCTTTTGACCATGTATCTTTTGTAATACCTAATAACGAATTATGGCTTACATTAGATATTGATGGTGTCATAGTAGGAATAGCTCATGGTCATCAGTTTAGAACTGGTGGTAGGTATTCTCATCAAAAAGCAGTAGCTTGGCTATCTGGTCAAGCATTTGGTAAGACTAATATAGGTGATGTAGATATCCTTATATCCGGTCATTTTCATCATTTATTTGTAATTAATGAGGGACAGAGAACTCTTATGCAATGTCCTTCGGTTGATGGTGGTTCAGACTGGTTTGAAAATATAAGTGGTAAAAACTCATTCTCTGGAACTCTTACATTTACGCTTAAAGATAAAGAGAATAAATTACCTTGGGATAATTTACAGGTACTCTAATGGACCCAGCAGATTTGTTAAAAGTTTTAAACAAAATGCGTAAAGATATTGAAGAACTTACTAGAAATACTGAAATTAGGTTTATTAAGAGAAGAGAACAAATAAAGCTTGATTTAAAGGAAGTAAACGATAAATCAAGTAGATTGGAAAAACTTGTTCTGCTCTTAGCCGTGATACAATTGATAGAATTATTTATATAGGAGATTATGTCATATTTAGTAGATAACGAGAATCCAAACGCAAAATTACGCGGTAATGGTAAAAAAGGCCATTACTATCCAACACGCTCAAAAGATATTCAAGGAATCGTGGTTCATACTGCCGAAGGCGGAACAAAGGCAATAAATATTGCGAAGTACTTGTCAACAACTGATAGAACAGCTTCGGCTCATGTTGTAATTGATGATGAAGAGATAGTGGAATTGGTCCCAGATAACTTTACCGCGTTTCATTGCAGAGGTTCTAATAGCAAATCTCTAGGATTAGAGATTGCCTACTTTGCTGCAAAATGGGGCGAGGACCCTGTTTACGAAGAAGCAGTAATCGCCCTGTCAGCAAGTTGGTGTGCAGAAAAAGCTAACCTGTACAACATTCCTATGGAGAGAGTAACTATAGATGAATGGAATGCAGGTAAAAAAGGTTTTATATCACATGCAGAATGTGACCCCGGTAGAAGAACAGACCCGGGTGCAAACTTTGATTGGGATAAATTCTTTGCTTACATGAAAGGTATGGTTGACACTGTTGAAGAATATGATGATGTCGATACAGAATTTGAAGAAGTAAAAGAAGAAAAAAAAGAAACACAAATTTACGATTTTTCTGTAGTGCCTAAATGGCCGGGTAGATTGTTTAAGAGAAACAATCCATTAATCAGAGGAAAAGATGTCGCTGACTGGCAAAAAGCAGTTGGTGGACTAAGCGGAGATGGTATATATGGAGGTAAGTCAGAACAGGCTTGCATTAAATTCCAAAAAGAACATGGATTAAAAGCTGACGGTATAGTCGGTAAAATTACATGGGATACCACCTTTGCATATCAAAAAAATAGTTAGGAGATATTTTGGCAAACGCTAAAAAGAAACCAGCAAAAAATAGCTACTGGAAAGATGTAGCAATTAGAGCTGTTAGAACTGCAATACAAGTATTTGCAGGTGTATTAATGGCTAATCAAGCAGGAATGTTTGAAGCAGATGTTTTGATGGCCGGTATGATTGCCGGTGCGTCAGCCCTTGTAGCAGTCGTCCAAAACGCATTGGAAGACGCTCCATTTGACTTTATGTCAAAGATACCAAAGGGTTAAGTTCTCAGAAATGAGAGCACTCGAAAGAGTGCAGGTGTGCGTGGACTTCGGGGCGGTATAACCGCTCCGTTGTCGTTTCTAGGATAAAATATATTAATGAGTAAAAAAAGAGCACATACATTACCAAAAGAAATCTACCCAGATATGAATAGGAAACAAAGAAGAATCTTAGCCGCAATTCAATCTGGAAAGACTAGGTAATGTTTTATTATAAGATAAAAATATTAAGAGTAGTAGATGGAGACACAGTAGATGTCAGAATTGATTTGGGTTTTAATGTGTGGCATAAATGTCGTGTACGACTCATTGGTATCAATGCTCCGGAATCACGAACAAGAGATAAAGAAGAGAAGGCAAGAGGGTTGGCTGCAAAAGATTGGCTTATAGAAACATTAAGTAACGCACAAGCTGATATAGAAATGCAATCACACGGAGTAGGTAAATATGGAAGAGTACTTGGTACTATCTACATTAATGATGTTGATGTTAATAAGATGATGGTAAAAGAGGGACACGCTGTAGAGTATTTAGCGTAACAAAGATTTAACATTTAAAAACCACTTTTAATAAATTTTAGTGATACTATATATCTCTTATGTATGATTTACAAAGTTATTTAGGAAAAATGTCAGCTGGACTGATTAGTTATAAAAAACTAGACCAAGCTAAGTATGGCAAAAAAAAAAGAAAAAATAAATTAAATTTTCCTTCACAAGCTAATTTTCACATACAATTTCCACCATTAACGGAAGACGATTTGCCTTAAAGTTTTATGATATAATGTTCTTTAAAACAGGGATAGAATATCAGAAAATTACAAACACTTCTTAGATTATTAATAGTAGGTTTACTTATTTATCCATTGCCTATTGCAATGGCAGTAGAACAAACAACTACTGAATCATTTAACGCAGATGGTACTAATCAAACAAATTTAGTATTTGATTACTCTTATGATGACGATAGAAATATTTGTTGGAATAGGTTAGACACTTATGGTGGAGATTATGGAACAACAGGTCAGTCTTTAAACTGGAATACCTGTGATGCTGCAGACGCAGTTTTAAGAATGACTTTTCCAGATGATAATATAACTTTCGCTCAATTTAATATTGGTGCAGTAGATTACGCTTGGTATGTAACTTGGAATTATTCAGATGGCACAAGTTCAAGTAAAAATTTTATGAATGCTGTATACGCTAGTTATGCAACTCCTATGCACACAGCACCTACAGGTAAATACATTAAAAGTGTTGATATAGAAACAGATGATTATGTTTTGATAGACGATATTTCTTGGACTTATGATGATGGTATTATTGCAGGTACAGGTGCTCCTACTAATTTAACTGTATCAACTAACTTACACGATGGAAGCATAACTATTGATTGGGACGCACCAGCAAATACATATCAGTATTTTCCAGAAAGATATGCAATAGGTTTTGACAAAGCAGACCCTCCAATGTATGGAATAGCTACAGGGAATGTAGGAGACGCTAATGCTTTAAATACAGAATATACATTTACTAAGTCTTATTTACAATCAGTTCTTGACGCACAAGTAGGAGATACTCTTTACTTTCAAATAAGGTCAGATAATGACACAAACTCAAGTTACTCTAGTTGGACTACTATTGCTAATTATACAATACAAGATGTAGCTAGTGGTGTAACAGATTTATTAATAACAAACAACGAGTACCAAGGTTTAAAATTTGGTTGGATTCAACCTAATACAGGTTGGTCAGAAGTAGAGTCTTATAGAATTGAATATAAACTTTCTAGTGAAGAAACTTGGACAGGTATAGACATAGCAGACCCAAACACTACATCTTATCTTATTGAAGACATTGAAGGGGGAACTTATGATTTTGTAGTTTATGCTTGTACACAAAATGGGAGTTGGTGTCATGGAAACCAAGGAAGTCCAGTAAATAATTTTGAAGTATTGGCTACTACTGCTGTTACTACTACAACTACTACAACTTTACCTCCTCCACCACCTCCACCACCACCTGCTCCAACTACAACTTTACCACCAGTAGAAGTAGTTGTTATGGATGATGGTACTAAAGCAGAATATACACAAGACCAAATTAAGCAAGGAGATGTTGAGCGTGACAATGAGCGTAAGGCTAATGAAGAGAAGTGGGGTTGCTATGTTACTAATGTTGCTTTAGAGCGTGGAGATTGTGAAGCATACAATACAGCTCTGTACGAATCTACTACTACAACAACTACTATTCCAGAAATTAAAGAAGAAGATGTTATAGTGGAAGAGGAGGTTATAGTTGAAGAAAAAGTTGAAGCTGATACTGAAGATACTGTTGATACTGAGCCTATTGTTGAAGATACTAAAACCGAAGAAATAGTTGAAGAACCTATCAAGGAAGAAATTGTAGATGAAGAAATTATTGATGAAGAGCCTATTGATGATGAGCCTATTGAAATTATTGAAGAAGATGAACCTATCAAAGAAGATTTCCCAGACGAAGAAGAAGTTGAGATTATTGAGACCGACCCACTTCCTAGTGAGGAGGGAGATACAGAGGTACAACTCACAGACGAAGAAGTAGAGATACTTGTTACTGAAACTGAAGAAGCTGTTAAAAAAATTGTAGTAATTGAAATAGTTGAAGAAGAGCCTATCGATACAGAGGGTTTATCAGAAGAAGAAATAGTTAAAGCTGAAGAAGATGCTCAAGAGGCTTATGAAGAAGCTGTAGCTGAAGTTGTCAAAGAACTTCCTAAAGAAAAGAAAGTTGAAGTAGTAAAAGAAGTTGCTAAGGTCAAAGTACAGAATCTCGCTACTGCTGATAAACAAACTAAAGCTGTAGTCAAGGCTGTTGTTAAAGAAGTTACAAAAGTAGAAACTGTAGCTGAATTATCTGAAGAAGAAAAAGTTGAAGTTGGTAAAGTTCTTGGTTTTAAAGATGAGGAAACTGCTGCTAAAGATGTTGAAATAATTGCAGAACAAGCTACTAAAGAAGAAAATATAGCTACTGCTGTTGATGAATATGTAGATAGAGCTATAGAAAACAAAGATGTAGAGAACTACACACTGGCAGATACCATTACAGAGGTACAAGTAGAGGCATTTTTAGAAAACCCCGTAGGTTCGCTTTTAGATGTTAAAATAGATGAGTTGGATATCAGTTCTATTGGACAAGACATGACCAGCGACCAAAGGGAAAAGGCGCAGGAAGTGGTTGTTCCGGTCATTATAGCGTCACAAATTATATCTAGTGCGGGAGCACTAATGAGGAGATTTTAGTGAATATCAAAAAAGTAATAAAGTTTTTCGTAGATATGGGTAAAGAAACTATTGCTCAAGTATTTACAATACTAGGCTTTTTCATAGCTTGGTTTACATTAACTGGTACAGCACAAGACATAGTAGGTATAGCGATAGTCGTATCTCTAGTTATTTGGCTTGTAACAATAAGGTTGAGAGATTAGGAGTGATATGCAACCCGGAATGTCAAAACTTCAAAAAATTAAAATAATACTTGCAAGAATGATTGCAGTATTTGTAGCTAATGGACTAGCAGTAATTGGTGCAGGAAGTCTTATAGGAGTAGATACTGTAAGCTCTATATTACTTGCTGGCTCATTAGGCGTAATAAAAGTATCAGAAGCGCTAGCAAGAGCATACATTGATGACGGAAAAATATCTCTAGACGAAATAAACGAATCTTTTGCTATAATGGATAAAAAGAAATAATATGTGTATTAAAACAATAAACGATAAAGGTACAGCAATTCAACTGTGTGACCATAAATATGGTTCAGACTTCTGTAATGAGTGGAAGGAAATCTAATGCCAGATTCAAACAGTAACGGTAACGGATTAACACAGAAGGAAATGCTAATGATGGTTTTAGAGGGCCAAGAAAAAATTAACGAGCGTATTGACCAGCTCCACGAAAAGGTCAATTCAAAAATGTCTAGACAGGAGTTTTCCGGCTACTTTGTCGCAATATCAGCGCTAGTAGTCTTAGTCAATCAATTAATGTAGTCAACAACCCAAGGGGGTAATCGTGACAGAAATTATATTAACCTTAACAGTATCAATCATATCTATGGGAGTACTGGTTTGGGTTGCAATATTAAGTAATAAGTTTTTTAAGTATTTTAAAGAGATAGCACAGGAGATTATAGATGAGCAGAAAAAAAATAAATAGATGTGTTGAGTGTAAAGAGCCACTCAGACACATACAGAACAATCAATGGATGTGCGACCAATCTCCTAATAGTTGTAAGTTATCCATTAAAGTTGTATACCTTAATAATCCAGAAAAAAAAGAAGAGGAAGAATGAGTGAAGATTGGGTAGTAGAGCGTTGTTCCAAACCATTTTGTTGTAAAGATGACGCAATAGAATATATGAAAGAAAAAAACTTTGATGGTATGGTTTTAGAACTAAATGATGGTTCCATACAAGCAGTATGCCCAACATATCCAAATGGATATTATGACAATGCTAAAGTGGTAGCTGTAGTTAAAGAAGAATGACTTGGCTATCAATATTATCTGTGGTATTGCTTTACTATGTTGCTTATATTACATGGCGAAGCTAATGCAAGAATGAAATGTCCTGTCTGCTATGTAGACCTGTTTGAGAAGAATGCAGGTTTATACTGCTACACACCCCACTGCCCTGCATATATGCAAAAAGCTATCTCCTGTTGTGAAGGCGGTCCTATAGAGG